TGTACCCGAACCCAATGCAGTGATGTAGGTGCCGGGGGCCACGCCTGCCCCTGAGAGCAGCATACCTACTGTGAATCGACCTGAACCGTGTGTGGTGTCGGTAAAGGTGGTGGTGGCGATAGACCCACCCAGTGCGCCTGTAGCAGCGGTGACGCTGGTGGTTTCGGTGACCTCACGATGCACCAAATTGGCAGTACTTCCGATCACAGCGTTGACGCTGGGGTTACCTGCACCCAAGGACAAGTCGTACCACTGACCTGCGGCATAGGCTGTCGTGGGGAGCGTGTTCTTGTTGAAGTCTGAACGGTAGGTCTGACCTGCCGACATGGCGTTGATCAGCGAGTCCATTGAGGTAAGTGCCATATTAGTTCCAGAAAGTTTCAATAGTCCCCATCAGCGGCGCACCCGCTAGAGAGGCGTTGGGGCAGCAAATTAGATTGAGGTATGCATCGTTTTCAATCACGGGCAAGTCCATGAAGTCAATCACAGGAACTCGCTCCATAGGTGCGTCATTGCTTCGCTGTGCAATGTTCTCTAGGGGGTACACCAGCACAAAGGCAATCAGCCCAATGTCGCCCTGCACAAAGGTCACGCTGTCAATCTTCTGCACCCCTGTGTCGCCGTCTTGCAGCGGCAGAAACGGCCCTGTGGCCTCCCGGCGTCCGTTGACCTGAGTCGGCTGGGAGTTGATGATCGTGCCGTTCACCACTTGGGTGTTGCAAGACACAACTGGCGTTGTCCTATCCGATACCCCGTCCGAGTTGGTGTAGGTCACAAAGAACTGAGGGTTGCCCACCCCCGTCTGACCCGCTACCTCGACTGCCATGATCTTCACACCCCGACCACTGGTGTACCTGCTCAGAGTCACCGTGTTGTCCAGTGCTTGCGGGTCGGTGATCGACATATCCACAAACGGGTAAAACAACAGGTAATCACACAGCATGTAGCTCATGGGAGCCGCCGATGCGCTGGTCGTCATCACCGTGAAGCTCTTCAAATACTTCTTGCCACTGACGTTCGACCCGTGGGGGATACCCCCGTCTGTGCTTTGGGCCAATCTCACTGCAATATTCGGAGAGGCTGCGTAATAGTTCGGTACAGGGTTGCCCGGTGACATGGACAGATCGAACCAAATCCCCGCACCCGTAGTCTGTGTCGGAGTCTTTCTCCACGCGCTGAAAAAGCTCTGCCCTGCGTTATCCGCATCGACCATGGCTCTCCAGTTGACGAAGGGCATTACTTAAACGCTGCTTGAATCTTCTGTACCGCTGCCATGATGCGCTCACCTACACCTTGGGGCACTACGCCGCCTTCGCCATACAACAGACTGGTGCGCTCGGCCACGATGGTGGCTTTGTCATGCTCACAGGTGCGGGTGGTCACGCCGTCATTAGTGACTTTCACCTCTGCGCGGCAGGCTTGGCAGTAATAGGGGAAGCTCATGACTCGGTAACCACCAAGGCCGAAGCGTTGAACTGGGGCTGAATCAGGTTGGCGACAGTCAAAGAGGCTGACAAAGCGCCTGCATACAGAACGTTACCTGCACAACTTGCTGCTGTACCAATGGCCACATGGGTCACGGTAGAGCCTGTTGCGCCGCATTGGGCAAACTGAGTCAGGGCCGCATTGGTGGCGGTGTTGGTGGCTACCGTCCAGCCTGCGGAGGTGCGCAGCACTGGCACCCGTGCATAGTTGGTATAGGCAGTCTCGTTGGTGGTCTGAGCATTGCCTGTGCCGGGGTCTGCGGTGTGCAGGCTTAAAAACAGGTTGGTCAGGGGTGCTGTGGCCGTGTTGTCAGCAACACCTGTCCATGAGGTGGCGTTAAACAGCAGTTTGAGCAGGTTGTTACAGGTGGTGACGCTTTTTGGCATGGTTTAGCCCTCGGTGGTTTCTATGATTTCCATTGACCCATCAGGCAGCTTCTTGCCTGTGCGGGTCTTAGGTGCTTTAAGTGCTTTCACAACATCACCCATGCCTTTGAGCATTTCGCCGTGCATTTGGGTGAGTTTTGTCATGCCTTCATCAGGCTTTAGCTCTTCGGCTACCGTTTGGTTGGCAGCTTCTGCGGCCATTTGGGCGGTTGCGGTGGTGGTTTGGGCGCTGATTTGTGCCACCAGAATCTTCACGCTGGCGTCCAGCTCGGCTTTTTCTTGCTCAGACTGTGCCCTGCTCTCTAGCTCCATTTGCTTCAAGCGTGCTTCGTGTTCTTGGCGCGACTGCTCCATCATTTGCTCATGCTGGATGCGTGTGGCCTCTAGCTGGGAGTCCAGCTCGGCTTTTTGCTGGGCTACTTGCATATCGAGCTGCATGCGCATTTGCTCGGCTTGCTCGGCAGCTTGCATCTTGGCTTGTTCTAGCTGGAATTTGCCCATTTCAAGCTGTTGGCTGGCTTGCATCTTGGCCTGCTCCAACTGCATACGCCCTTGCTCGGACTGTTGCTGGGCTTGCAGCTTCATCATTTCAGGGTCAGGGGGTGGCGCTTGCGGTGGCTGCTTGGCTTTCTCAGTTGCCGCTTGAATGAACTGCTCTAGGCTGGCTTCCATGCTCTTACCTGCCTTGAATGAACGAACCCCAAACATGAGCATTTCACCCAACAATGGGGCTAGTTCTGGCGGGGCTTGGATGGCTTTCTCAATAAAGCCGCTGGCCGCTGTCAGGAACTCCATGCGGTCAGCTTTTTCTTGCATTTCGTCCAACTCCACCAGAGAGTCGGTTTCCACCTCGATGCGAAAGGCTCTTAAGGTGTCGTTTTGCAGCAGTTGTACGGCTGGTTGCAGGTATTGCGCGTCTTTGGTCTGCTCCATGCCGGACATGGACACCAGCACCTCGGGGCGGTAGAACTGGCACATGATCTGTGCCTTGATGCGCAATATCTCGCTGGCAAACCGTGCCACATCGCCTTGCATCTCCTTTAGGCGAAGGCTGGCGTATTGGCTCTTAATCTGCTGGGCAGTGGCAGTCTCGCTGGCCACCGATGCACCACGGATGATGTCGGACAAGCCAGTGACTTCATAAATGACCTGCTTGCACTGCTCACGGGCGGCATACAACTGAGAGAGGGCATTCACCACCATGTCCAGCGGCAAGAAGTCAATCGTGCCCTTGAGTCCACCCTTTTCACCAAATGCGGCCCATGTGTCCACGGGAATCAGGGTGTTGTCCACGCCTTCATTGAGCATGCGCTGTATGCCGGGTGAAGATGCGTCAAACACACCCACGACCTTACATGCCTCCACCAGCTTGCCGATGCGCTCGGTCAGCACATCCAGCTCGTTGGCTTGGTCTTGGTACATCACATAGTCAGCCACTGGCACCAAGCTGTCAGTCGTCAGTGTCGCAAACAGGGGTTTGGGGCAGGGAAAGAAGCAATCCAACTGCAAGGGGTCTTGCTTGGTATCGAGAATGGTTTCACAGCCCACAGCCACCCAAATGGCGGTCTTGGTGGGTTTGTCCCATATCTCCCACACCACGGCCTTCTTCATGTTTTCGGTGTTCACACCGTCACGTTTCAGCTCTTCAGTGCCAATAGGCTCATGGGACAGGGGAATGGTCTTGAAGTCGTCCCCAAAGCGCTCTACGCCCTCGTCCTTGGACATATAGACCCTACGGGCTACCCATGTCACCTCTTCCCATGTACGGGCGGGTGAATGTCTGAAGTCTTTCCAGTACACGTAGTCCACGGGGCTGCACTCGTACTGGAGTGTGTTGGCCATCTCAGGCTCAACGTCATCCGTGATTTGTGTCTCACCCACATCTTCAGGCTTGCCGGGCTCATAGGCGGGTTCAAACCTCACCCACGCCACACCCCTGCCGGGCAGCAGGCGGTCTAGGATGGAATGACGCAGCCCTGAATCGAAGTCGGTGTATTGGTCAATCTCGTACTGCAAGGCACGCTGAAGCACTTCAGAGGCCACACGGCCTACAGGGTCAGCGTCTTTGTGGCGGCGCTCACACTCAGCTTTGGGCTTCTTGGCGTACACCGCTGGCAGCAGGGTGCGAATGTTTGACCACAGAATGTTGTACTTGCGGTTAGACCCACCAAACTCGGAACGCTCATCACGAAAGCGTTTGACGATCTTCTCGCCACGGTCTTGCCACTTGGCCATTTCCTTCTTGGACAGCTCAAGCGCGTTGAACCAATCCTGAGATGATTTTTTATCGTCCATCATGGTGTGATTTGCGCAGCCAGTGCGCCGTTAGCGGCGAAGGGCAAGCCGTTGGAGTAGGTGGCCATTGCCCCCGTGCTGATGCACAGTGCGCCAGCGGAAGTTAGAGGCAGGCCGTTGCAAAAGGTGGTGCCAGCAGGCAATCCAGCGGTGGCGTCCACATAGACCACTTGGCCACTGTTGGTCACTAGCAGCCCATTCAATAGCACTGAGCCGCCTGTGGTCGCTGCGCGTGCCAGCGTGGTGGTGCTGTTGGTCAGAATGCCGTTGACGTAGTTATCCCCACCAGCCACAGCAGCAGTGGTCAACTGCGCTTTGTCGGAGGCGATGGGGAATAAAGACATTAGATGCGTCCGTTACGTTTAGGGGTCAAGGCCCACATTTGGTCTAGGGTCTGGGTTCTGGTCAAACCGTCACCCACACCCTGCATGGCCCACTTGGGCTCTGGTTTCTTCTCTTCAGGCTTCAACTCACGCCAGCTCAAGGCCATGTACCTTGCAGCGTCAGCCGCATGGCTTGTCCAATCGTGCAGGGGCTTGTCTCTGAAGGTCTTCTTGTCGCTGTCCCACTCTCTGCGGTACAGCTTTAAGGCCTCGATGCCGTCTTTGCACTTTTCGCGGTCAAACCACATCCTCGGCAATGCCATGCGCAGGGCTTGAATGCCGTCTTGCAGGCTCAATTCGGGCGTAATACGACTTGTATATCCAAGGGCTTGGAATTGCTCTTGTGTGCTCTTACCGCCGCTTGCAAACGTCTTAGCTCTTGCGTCATGGGGTAGCCAAAGAAAAGGCTTAGTACCCATTCGGGCGTAGTTGTAGCCCTTACCGTCAAGCACAGAGGCGTAATGCTCCACCCCGTGCCCATTGGAGGCATAGAAGTCGATGACATGTATCTCGCCCCTTGTGACTTGATAAAACCAAATGGCCGTGTCGTCTGAATAGCCTATGTCCCAAGCGGTGTACACGGGCAGATTGCGGTCATATTCGACCTCGGTAATCTGCTCTTGCACGATGTCTTTGGAGTAGTACGCTCCGGCAATCGCTGCTTCAAAGCTGCACTCAAACTCTTGTGCGAACTGGTCGTCTGTCATGCCCCTACGGGCATCCATCAATTCAGCGTCTTCAATCAAGCCACTGGTGCTGGCCTTGAGCATTAAGGTGAACCAGCTTGGCTCGGTCAGCGCGTACTGGTAGCTGTCGTAAAACTCGTTGTGACCCTTGGGTGTACCGATGAACACTGCCCAGCCCTTACGGTCAGTCAGCATGGGCCGGACTACTTCACCCCATACGCTGCTTCGCATGTCGGCAAACTCGTCCAAGATGACGCCATCTAGGTACAAGCCACGCAGCCGGTCAGGGTTGTCTGCACCGTACAGCCTGATACGTGCCCCATTGGGCAGGTCGGCTCTTAACTCACTCTCGTTGTACTGTATGTTGGGTATGTCAGCCGTCAATCGCTTGATGTACAGCCATGCCACGTCTTTGGCTTGGTTGAACTGTGGGCAGACATACGCATACCTTGCGTCTTGCTTGGTAGTGAACAGGGCACTCAGCACCAGTTCAGCCACGCAAGCCACGGTCTTACCTGCACGCCTGTGACACACCAGCACCGCCCACCTCTGTGAACGGTTGTGAAAATCTATAAACGGTTGGCGGGGGCCATAACTGTTTATCCCTACCTGTGCCACGCTTACCCGCCGTTACGTTGCTGAATCGCTTGCTGTAACCAGCCTAGACCCACTACCTCAAACTTGACTGTGCCACCGTCTGCACCAGTAATGGGTTGTTCTGCCTTACCCCAGCCCCGGTCAATCAAAGCATTTGCAGCGGATACCCGCGCATTGGGTGAGCCTGTGGCCATGACGTTGGCCAGTGTCTCTACTGCTGAGTCTGTGTACTGCCGTGCCAGTTCCCGAACGTGTTTAACGTCCTCTGGGAGCTTTTCACGGCCCGAAGGGTTGCCACTCACGCCTTTTGGCCATGGCTTGCCTCGTTGCTTTTTGCTGCTACCAGTGGACGATGCAGGGTTGCCCATATCGCCTCACTATGAATAAAAAAGCCCTGACTAGCAGGGCGAAAGAACGGCCATTGCGTGCCATCCATGGAGAAAAGATCGGCTCCACGACCTCATACCGGCTGGTTCTCGCTAGTGTGAATGAGGGTCAGGTGTGTCCGGTGGGTCGGGAGCCAGAAACGAAAAAGCCCCCAATCTTGCGAAAGGAGGCTATTTTTGGAGTCAGTTGTGCTACTGGTCAGGAATGTACCATAGGTTTTTTAAGTCTGTCAACAGTTTTTTTCTCATCAAGCAGTCTCTTTACCCACCGGCTGCCGCTGGCGGCTTTGATAGTGGTTTCCATAGTCCAACCTCCCTGATACCGCATAAACCACGCGAGTCCCAGTGGCTCCACAATCCATTCCAATATGGTGTGCCGTGTTCTTTTTGCTCCCAATCGTATGTCCTATAAGCCACAAGCACCCGCATAGTCCTTCCGTATGGGATTTTCCCAAACACCTGCACTGGCACACCAACTTTGGGCAGTCGATCCGAAACGCTAACCCAGCCGTCCATCACAAAATCCCCGCACCTATCAGCTTCACCTGTAGCAAAGCCCTTGCATCAGCCAAGATAGCCGCCCTGCTCTCTATGTCTTGGGGTAGTCGGGCGCTTGTCCATACGCTTTTGCCTGTGCAGATGTTTCTAGCCTGTATCTGTAAAGCCGTCCGATGTTCGGGGCACATGGCCATGATGATGGCGTCCACGGCTTCATGGCGGCTGGTGTCTTCATCCGCTATCTCGTCCAAGCTGGCCCACTGTCTATGGTTGGAACGGCACTCTCTGAACATGGGGCTAGAGTTGATGCCAGCAGCGTGTTGGTAGCCTCTGGCCCAGTGGAACCAATCACAAAGGATGGAATTGAGTATTTCGTTGGTTTCGTCTTTCATGTTGTCCCCTCTAAAGTCAGTTGCAGAAGCCTTTCACGCTCAAGAGCCTTTTTTTTCTCTCGATAGGTGGTTTTGATGCTCAGTAGGGTGTCTTTGTCCCACTTGCGTACTTGGTTGTTGGCCTCTAGGGCTTCCACCCTGTCTAGACCAATTCGCTCGATGAGTCCCATGCGGTAATCGACCGCCCTGCCTGCGCCGTATCGGTTGCAAACCTTTCTTTGGGCGTGGGCGTTGTCTTCGTGAAATCTGAGGTGGCTGGCACTTCCGGTGCTGCGGTAGTGACCACAGTCATATCCCCCACCCACTGCGGATAGCTCTAACGGTTGACCACAGCAGATGCAGGGCTTGTCTCTGTCTCTCGCCCTGATGTAGGCATTGAACTCTGTCTGAGCCTCTCGGATGAGGTCAGGAATGCGCTTGAGCTTTTCCCTGCGAACTTTGTCCTGTAAGGTTTTGGCTTTCTTTTCTGCCTTGACCAACCTTGTGGCGCATATGGGGGAGCAAACCGCCTGCAAGGGCCTGTGGGGGGTGAACTCTTTGGAGCAATGACGGCACGACTTCATTGGTACACCTTTGCCCGGCTCATGTCGATGTAAGCGTTGTTGCGTACCTTGGAGCCGCCGTTGGTGGTTTCCTGTGTTCGGGTGGCCTCGCTGGTCATTTGTACGCACAGCAGGCCGTCTTCATCGGTGATGCGCTGCACCAGTAGGGTTCTGTCTTTCTCGACATACAGAAACCCGACCAAGGGAACGTTCAGTTGGTGGGCCATGGCTCGGGCTGAGTCCACTTTGTCGAGGGTCACCAGCCACTGGGACTTGTAATCGCCACGGAATTTCTCAAGGTCGAAGTCATAACGGCACTTTGTCTCAATCACCGCAACCAGTTGGTCGCCCTTGAGCAGAAGACCGTCCACCTTGGAGGCTTTGGTCTTTGGGGTGTGGACAAACCTGTACCCGTCATTGCAATCCAAGAAGATTCCAATCGCTCGGGCCTCATCAATCACCGCGATCTGCCCTTTGGGGGTGTTGACATCAAGACCCATGGGCTGACCTCGCAGACTTGTAAACAGGCTCCACCCCAAACTCTGCGGCCATGGAGACAAGAAACTCCATCCAAGTGCTGAATGCCTTCTTGCCCATCGTGCTGGTACGGCTTGGCAACATGATCACTTTGTTGTCAAAGACGGCCATCCTCATTTCACCGTCATAGCAGGCAGTCAGCACCTCTTTCCAATCCTCACTGGTAACTGTCTGCATGGCCCCGTTAATGCATAGCTGCTTTTGCTTGGCAAATGCCTCTAGGTAAGGCCACTGCGCGGCATTCTGC